TTAAGCTGATTTCTTTTTGGAATCCAAAAGCTTAGGAAGGTAATCTAAAGCTTTCGTATCTCTTGCGGAGAAATATTTTTCTGCGTGTTTAGGAATCCACTCTTCATCCACATATTGAATAAAAATAGGCAAAAGGGCATTTTCATATTGCCTTGCATCTAATTCCATTCCACTCGGGAATTTATGTTTGTAAGATTTGTACTTGCCTGCTAATTCAGAATAGTTAAGCTTTAAATAGGTAGCAAAACATTTACCCACGCTCACATCTGGGCGGATTTCCTTTCCATCGAAAGCTTTGTTAGGGATTTCGTACCCAACATGATGGAATCTTCCGTAAAGTCTAACAAACAGTTCGTTTATAACAGAAAAATACCCTTTATCCACTCGATCCCAATTATCATTGTACCTTATTACAAAATTAGGGATTTCACTTCTGTCTATACTATAACGTCCGGTTTTCCTTATTGAAGGAATTACAACTTTAGTAATCCATTTGCAGAACTTCTTAGCAAATGGTTTCCTACTCTTGAATACTAAGGAATATAAACCACTCTCACTGATTAGATTAACTCTCCGATTTTGACCTGCCCTAAGTATTACTGAGGTCAGCTTTTCATCTTCATCAAGAGAAGACAAAGATTCGGTAGTGTTAGTCAACCCTAATAAATTACATACATCGGAAGCTACAAACCACGGTTCACCATTAATTTCAATAGTTAAAATATCTGTTGATACATTTGAAATGGAACTTCCATCCATTTCATCGTACTTAAAAATTAAATAATTCATTTCTTTCTTATAAACTTTTAAAAATATTAATTATCCCATCCATCCAACTGGGTATGGCAAATATACATTTTGTTGTCTACAAAAACAAGAAAATGTAATAATAAAAAAGGACAATTACCTTCACAGGCAATTGTCCTCATAGGGATAATATTTATTTATTTTTAAAAGTTTCAGACAATATTAATGTGTATGGAAATATTACCTTTCCAGTTGCATACTGCAAAGGTAATATTTTATTTTGAATAAATGTATGTTTACAGGCAAAAATAAAAGTGATTTTGCAAAAAAAATAGATGCAACCAAGTTTCTTAATAAAACGCCCCGACTCATCACGAGCCGGAGTAGTCCAATTTATAAATTTAAAGTTTTATGATGAAGATTGTCTTTTGCGCCAATGTTTTACTATTAGTATAACGACAATCAAAACGGTTACACAAACACAGACAAAACCGATTTGTTTAGGCAGCATGGATTCTTTTTTCTCTTTTACCCCTTCAGTCTTGGTTTCTTCATGTTTGGTGGAAGTAGCTTCCTTGTCAGCTTTCACCTCCGTACTATCTTTGGTTGCAGTTTCCTTCCTTTTATTCTTGCTGAAATCACCTTCCACATGACCGTCTGCCAATAACGGAGGTTTCCCGGTCAGGCTATCGGGTGGTTTTCTTGTATCATAGATACGGAAATCAATTACATAGTTGCCATTAGTGGTTATCAGCTCTCTTAAAGAAGTAGCAGACCCATGTATGATGTTGACAGATTCACGTGTACTATCTTTCTGTATAATCTTAGTGTCTGACTTGACAGATTTATGCGAGCTGCCACATGATCCGAACAGTAATAACAATGCTATCGCTATAAGCATCCAAATATAAAGACTTTGTCTCATAACTTAAACTTCTTTACATAAAAAATGGCAACCCCTAAGAATGATGGGATTGCCATTGAGAAAGTTCAAGCTCTTGGAAGCGTTGGAACTTATTTAAAACATACGTTTCTGAGATGGTGCAAGTATATGTTCCAAAAATTCTACAATCTTGTATGACTTGTTTTCATAAGCGTTATAAATCGGATTATACCTTTTTACTATCTTCATCTTGACACGTATGGCATCGCCTTTACCGAACCGTTCCCCCTCATCTATTTTCTTCATCAGGGCATCGTCCTTGACGATCATCTGAATCTTAAAGCCGTTATAAATAAACTGCCAGCGACTGCCCGGCTCAAAGTTAAGAGCTATGATAGTAAGGATTGCTTCTACGACTTCAATACATTCCGTAGGCATATCCTCTTTTTCAGAATCAAAGTCATCGTATATATACTTTTTAAAATCTTTCTTGTCGAAAACAACAGGATGTTCATCCCCACTGTCAACCACAAAGCCCTCCACATTCGCATCAGCATCAGCGGTTTCTATGGATTTTGATACAGCCTCTCTAACAACAGGCTGATTATATACCTTGACTATATTCTGATTGATTACGAGTTTATCCCCTTTATATATATTTATTTTAATAGATTCCAGCTCTTCCTTTGTTTTTGCAGGTTTACCTTTAAGCTTCTTGTAAGCAGCATACACACCACCTACCACCGCTCCTAAATCAGCAAGATAACCAATAGTATCTTTTGAAAATATCTGCTTGATGGCACTCTCCACCATAGATACATCTATGATAAATGAGCCTTTCTCGAAAGCATTAACTTTCAACTCTATATTTTTTGACCCACCACCAAGCACTTTATTAGCTTCCGAAATGACAGACTGGTAATGTATCAAAACATTTATCAAGGTATTGGCATCTATTTGATGTGCCTGACCTTCAAACTTTATCTTCATGATTGCTTTTTTCATTTGGTTATATAATGCAAATTAAATGATTTGGATTTAAAAACGCCAATCTTTTAACACAAAAATAACTTCTCTACTACAATCCCATCATGTCAAAGAACGCCTTATTGTTTTATATTATCCCCCCAATTTTATATCGTTGATACGGTTCATCCACCCCCGTTTGAACTTGTTGTTTGCTGGGCGTTTCCGGCATATATCCTCGATAAAATCAAACCGTGCAATCTTGATCTGGTCAAACAGTTCACGCGGATTACGGGAATTAACTGCGGCAATGGTCTTGGGACCTACAATGCCATCCACTGTAACACCAAGCAAGCGTTGAGGAATCTTAATTCCGTGCGCACCGGATGCCCAGACCCAATCAACCAATATATCAGCAACTGATTGCGATTTTATCTCATCAGCCTTCCATCTGTCCCAGTACATGGTTTTCAAGATTTCCGTCCATTCCTCTTTTGTGAGATTTTTCAATCTTTCAACTGTAGGCTTGGAATATCCTTTCTTTCGGCAATATGCCTCATAGGTTCCGATAGTCACCCCCATATTGGTAGCCCCTCCCAAATCGTCAGGGTCATTTACAAAACCGCCTTCCCATTTCAGTATAAATGGTGCAAGTTTTCTTACGTCAGCCATACTATTCATTAATTATAATTATTCGATTTTATTTTCTTTGAATTCCGGCAGGATATATTGTATATTAACCGCTGCTTCATGCAAAACCTTATGAAGTTTATCTTCATTCAAATCTGTTTCATCTGTAAACTCACAAAAGATATTTCCAACCCAATCTTGAGATGAATTAAGCCGTTTAATAGCGACGCTGTTGCATCCATTTGTTGATAATAGAGATTTGGCAACCTTATCCTTAACCTGGTTATCAATATCTGAATAGAACATGAAAAGATTCTTTGCGAGATTTTCTGCAAAAACGGCCACTTCACTCATGGGAAGTGATTGGATGTTTTCACGCATCCCGGCTATACCTTTTCGTTTTACCTCGAACTGCACCGAAAGAAAAGCTATATGCCCTAAAGGATGGGGTTGTACGATATATACCCTGTCTGCTTTCGTTTCATAAAGTACACGCCACAGCTCACCGAACACCTTGGCGGAGTTCTCGCTGCGGTGGTAACTTCTTCTTTCCTCTTCTTTTTTAAAATATTCCACTTTTAAATCAGTCAGTTTGTTTTTGGTATACTGATTATAGGCGAAATAAGCTGCCAGCAATGTTCCGGCAGCACTAATAATGTTTGCAATATCTATCTCCATCACATTCACCGTTTAATTGTTATATGATAAATTATTCATCCTGTTTCTTTATTCTTTAGCTGCCATGTCTTTTTTGAGAAAGCTGGCAGTTTTTCCAAAAAATGTATTGTCAATATGGTTTGTTTTACTATTTTTGTTAATTGTCTTTTAGGACTGTGACGGTTCATCCATGATCCTTCCGACATATTGAAAGTTCTATAAAGAAAATGTGGATCTATATTTACCAAATTGTTTAATCTTACTGTCCTGTTATCATTAGTCAGTATGATTTGATTATCCCGGTTGTCTGAGAAGATTGCCGGGATTTTTATATATATGCAAAATAAATCCATATCCATATTGCTTACTATTCATATTTCACTATCTTTGTCAATACTTTGTTGACCTGATTCTTTCAAAACTATTATTGATTGGATTTAACCTCCCCCCGTCAGACTGTGAAGCCAGACGGGGGATTCCATTATTCGACAGATAGACAATAAAAAAAGAGCCTGATGACAATATTTATTGCCATCAAGCTCCTGGTTACACTGCAAAGATAGTGAAAACTATTCCATATTCAATCCATATTGAAAAAAATAATCAGGAGCAATATTTCGATTATCCGAAGAATTTAAAGAGTCACAATATTAATAGAAAACAAATAGGATTCATGAAATCTACCGGTTGTCTATAAAATCAGATGTTCTCAAGCCTTTATCGGGAAACATCTTTACTTTTTTCCTTTTCCTTTGAACATTTTTCAAGTCACGCACAATGGTGCTGGAAAGTACCTCCGAATAAATCTGTGTGGTCTTTACGGAAGTATGTCCGAGCAGCTTCTGGACTGTTGTAATCGCAACTCCCTGATGAACCAGCAGGGTGGCACAGGTATGACGGCTCACATGGTAGGTTATCCGCTTTTTGATACCACATAACTCGGCCAGCTTTCGAAGCTGCTTATTCACTTCCGAGTTACAAGGCAAAGCGGCAAAACTTCCGATATCCGGATAGCGGTCAAGAATGCCCAATGCCCTGCTTTCAAACAGCAGATGTAACGGCAGACGGATTTCCACCCCTGTCTTGACGGATTTGAAGTACAGCCACCGCTTGCCGTTTATCCTAATGAAATTCTCAGGTGTGAGCTGGCAGAAGTCAGAATAGCGCAATCCGGTATAACAACAGAACAGGAAGGCATCGAGCACATGACGCATGGACTCCTCTTCCACCTTGACCGTTTCCAGCTTCTTCAGCTCGTCCGGGGTAAGAAACTCATGTCTGCCTTTCTCCTGTTTGATTTTGTACTTTCTGAACGGATAAGCATCTGCGTGCATATATCCCTGGTTGATTGCTTCATTGACCAAGGTACGGAGCTGTCTCATGTGCTTGGCTATCGTATTGACCGCATTGCCCTTTTCTCTTAAGTATTGCTCAAAATCACGAAGGAATGTATAGGTAAGATCCTTGAAGTCCAATCCGGAACGGAAATCATGCAGGACCGCCAGTGTCGAGTGCAGGTTGTCCTTGGTGGACTGCTTCTTGTCCGAATTGTCAATGGCTGATTTGGCAAAAGTGGAGAAGCTGACATTCACCGTACTTTTCTTCTTGACAGCATCCTTCAGTAGTGAGAGTGTGGCAGGTATTCCGCGCTTCCAATACCCCAACTCTATGCCTTGCAGATACAGGATGTATTCATAGAG